GCCATTTTTTTATCACCGCGAAAATCGGGTTGATTTTTGGAGAAAGGCCGGATGCGAGGTCGAAAGCCTAAGCCGACCCACTTGAAGCTCGTGACCGGCAATCCCGGCAAGCGGCCGCTTAACCAGAACGAGCCTCAGCCGGCGCGGAAGCTGCCGAGCCCGCCGCCGGTGCTTTATCCCGAAGCAAAGCGCGAATGGAACCGCGTCGCCAAGGAATTGCATAGCCTCGGGCTGTTGACGCGCCTCGATCGCGCCGCGCTGGCTGCTTACTGCCAATCCTATGGGCGTTGGGTAATCGCCGAGCGTGCGATTGCAGAGATGGCGAAAGCCGATCCGCTGACTCATGGGTTGATCAAGCCAACCAAAGGCGGCGGCGTCCCGAACGCGATGGTTCGGACTGCCAGCCACGCGATGACGGAGATGGTGCGTTATGCCGGTGAATTTGGGATGACGCCATCCGCGCGCAGCAGGTTGAGCAGCGCACCGGGCGGCGATAAGACCAACATCTTTTCCGAGTTCGGCTGATGGCGCGCGGCCGGGCGATGGAGCACCCCCATGTTGCTCTCGCCGAGGCCTATGCCGCCGATGTTCGCTCGGGCCGCCGCCCTGCCTGCCAATGGGAACGGCGCGCCTGTGAGCGCTGGACCCGCGACCGCGAGGCCGAGGCCGACGGTCCGTACCGCTTCGAGCCGCTGACGGCCGAGCGGGTGTGCCGGTTTATCGAGCGGTTGCCGCACACCAAAGGCGCCTGGGCGGCGCGGCGCGAGACGATCCGGCTCGAGGGCTGGCAATGCTTCGTGCTGGTCAACGCTTACGGCTGGCTGCGCAAGTCGGATGACAAGCGGCGCTTCCGCGAGGTGGTGACGATCGTTCCGCGGAAGAACGGCAAGAGCATCCTGTCGGCCGGCGTCGGGCTGTACATGCTGTGCGCCGATGGCGAGCACGGGGCGGAAATATACTCGGGAGCCGGCACCGAGAAACAGGCGTGGGAAGTATTCCGGCCAGCGCGGCAGATGGCCGAAGGGCGACCGGACCTGCGCCAGCATTTCGGGATTGCGGTCAATTCGTCGAACATCAACATCGTCGGCAACGGGTCGCGGTTCGAGCCGATGATCGGCAAGCCGGGCGACGGCGCGATGCCGAGCTGCGCGATCATCGACGAGTACCACGAGCACGACAGCGCCGATCAATACGACACGATGCTGACCGGCCAAGGCGCCCGCGAGCAGCCGCTGATGTGGGTGATCTCGACCGCGGGCGACAACCTGGCGGGCCCGTGCTTCGACAAGATTTTGACATGCCGGAAGATCCTCGAAGGCGTCATCGAGGACGACGAGAAGTTTTTCATCGAGTACACGGTCGATCCCGAGGACGATTGGACCGATCCCGCGGCGATCGCCAAGGCGAACCCGAACCTCGATGTGTCGGTGTCGGCCGAGTTCCTGCTGGCCCGCCAGCGGGAAGCAGTGCGCAACACTCGCGAGCAGGGCCGGTTCAAGACCAAGCACCTGAACCTTTGGGTCAACGCCCGCGCGGCCTACTTCAACATGCAGAGTTGGACGGCCTGCCGTAACCCGGAGCTGCGGCTCGAGGACTTCGAGGGGCAGCGCTGCAAGATCGCGCTGGATTTGGCCTCGAAGCAGGACATCGCCGCGATGCAGATCCTGTTCGACCTCGGCGACGGCTCTTTCGCGACGTTCGGGCGGTACTACCTGCCCGAGGACGTGGTCGAGGAGCCGGGCAAGGACCATTACCGCGGCTGGGCGCTGGCCGATCCGCCAAAGCTGATCCTGACGCAAGGCAATATGATCGACTTCGGGCGGATTGAGGAAGACCTCGACGACATCAGGCGGAAGTACACCGTCGAGGAGATCACCTTCGATCCGGCGCAGGCGACGATGCTGATGACCCGGCTGATGGCGAAGGGCGCCAACGTCTCGGAGTTTCAGCAGACCGCCGCCAATTTCACCGAGCCGATGAAGCAAGTGGCGGCGCTGATCGACGCCGGCCGCCTCAAGCACAATTGCGACGCCAACGACCCGATGACTTGGATGATGTCCAACGTCACCGCGCGGCTCGACGGCAAGGACCAGGTCTTCCCGCGCAAGGAACGGCCCGAGAACAAGATCGACGGGCCCGTGGCGCTGATCATGACCATGCGGCTGGCGATGATCGAAGTGCCGCCGATCAACATCGCGACGCTGATCGCCTAAACCCAATAGGTGCTGACATATGCCTGTGCTTGCCGTAGTCATTCCCGATCAAGGCACAATATCCGAGACAGTCGATCTCACGGGAGTTACCGCGGTCGTCGGCCTTATCATGCCGAATGACTGGACCGCGGCGGTGGTGACCGTGCAGGGGTCGGCGGATGGTGCTTTCTTTCATGATCTGATCGACGGCTTCACCGGGAATGCACTTAGTTTCAACGTCCGGCCGGATTCGATGGGTATGATCAATCCCAACCGGCTGCGCAGTTGTGCAGCTATAAAATTGCGCTCCGGCACTCGGGACAATCCGGTGGTGCAGCAAGCGCTGCGCGAGTTCGGGCTCGTCGTAGAGGGGAATGTGCCATCACAGCCGGGCACAGGTACTTCTGCGCATGTAATCGAGGATACCACCAACGGTTTTCACGGTATCGAGCAGTCGTTTCAAGCTCCGGGGCCGATGGCTTGCGCGATCACGGTTTGGCTGAAGTCGGACACAAGGCAAGCGGGCCTCGAGATATTCAACGGCGATGGCGGCGCGCGGGTGTATTTTGATCTCGCCGCCAACGAAATCTATGCCAATTCCGTCTACGGCGCCGGCTTTTCCGTCTTTGACCTCGCCGTCGAGGGGCCAGGTCCGAACGGCTGGTGGAAGTGCACCGCCTCGAACAATCTGACTCCGATCAGCGCTGCCCAGACGCTACGAATCGGGATGGACAAGGACAAGACTGGGTCCATCGCGTATCCCGGCGACGGCGCGAGTTTCGTGCAGGTCTGGCAACCCTCGCTGACGCTAGACGGCGGCGACAATGTTCTGCTCAGCGCGGACGATCTGACCAATCCGGCGTGGCAGCCGCGTGGCGCGTCGGTGGTGAACTTTCCTGACGATGTTCTTCCGGCACCATGAGTTCGCCATCGTTCGAGGCACCACAAATGATCCGCACCAAGCAAACCGCGGCGCCGCCGCCGAACGGCGACCCGCTGGAATTTGTCATGAGCGACGACAGCGTCGACCGCATGGGCGACATCATCGAGGCCGATGGCTGGCTGCTCGACAACTTCCGCAAAAACCCGATCGCGCTCTTCGGGCATAACGCCGCCTTCCCGATCGGCAAGTGGAGCGAGGTCACCGTCCGTGGCAACCAGTTGATCGGCCGGTTGCAGTTGATGGACCCGGTTTCCGACCGGATGCGCGAGGTTCACGCGGCAGTGGACGCCGGTGTTTTGCGCGCCGTCTCGGTCGGTTTTCACCCGAGCAAGTATGAACCGATTGAAGGCTCGAAGACCGGCGGCCTCCGCTTCACCGAGCAGGAGCTCGTCGAATGCTCGTTGGTCTCAGTACCCGCTAACCCGAATGCCCTCGCCCTGGCGAAGGCGCTCGGTATCTCTCCGCAAGGGCAGCGATTGATCTTCGGCGTGTCCGCCGATGGTGATCAAGAGCTGCGCCGACGCGGCTTTCATGGCGTGTCCGCCTCACAAGTCCCGCGAAAGCCTCAAGCCATGAACCAACTCAGCGATAGGATTCAAACCGCGCAGGCCGAGCTCGTCGGTCTACAGGACCAATTGACCGCAACCGAGGATCTGACCCAGACGGCAGATCTCACCCAACGCATCGAGGAGATCAAGGACCAGATCTCGATCTACGCCCGCGCCGAGCGGGCGCTCGGCAGCGAGAGCGAGGCGATCACCGTCCCGGCCTCGCGCACGACCGTGCTGCCGCCCGGCTCGACACTCCCGGCGGCGGGGCCGAAGACTTGGGCTATGCCGAAGAAGCAGGAGGAGCCCGGCTACCTGTTCATCCGCCATTGCGTCGTCAGGGCGCTGTCGCATATCCAGAAAAAGCCCGAGGATCAGATCCTCGCCGAGCATTACGGGGATCGTGGTGACTTCGAAGTCACGAAGACCGTGCATGATTGGTATAGGCGGGCCGCCACCGCTCCCGCGACGACGACGACAACCGGATGGGCTGCCGAGCTTGCGCAGATCCAGTACGGCGAGTTTTTCGACATCCTGATGCCGGAGGGTATCTATCGGCCGCTCGCAGCGAAGGGTTTTCGCGCGACGCTCGGGCGATATGCGACGCTGTCGATGCCCACTCGTTCGGCGACGCCGACCGTGGCGGGGTCGTTCGTCGGCGAAGGGGCGCCGATCCCGGTCCGCCAGGCGGCGTTCCTCCCGGTCACCATCGGCCTCAAGAAGATGGCGATCATCTGCTCTTACACGCGGGAGCTCGCCGAGCACTCGACGCCGCAGATCGAGGGGTTGCTGCGTAAGCTGATCAGCGAAGACACCGAAGTCGCGGTCGACACGACGCTGATCGACAACGTCGCGTCGTCGGCCATACGGCCTGCCGGGTTGCGCAATGGCGTGTCTGGCCTGACGGCGACTACCGGCGGCGGTTTTGCTGCTCTTCTCGGCGACATCAAGCAACTGGTCGGCGTCCTGTCGGCGGCCAATGCCTTGCGCGTCCCGGTCTGGATCATGAACCCGCAGCAGGCGATCTCGATCTCGCTGACGATTAATTCCGGCGGGTTCTTCCCGTTCAAAGCGGAGATCGACAGCGGAATGCTGCAAGGTTACCCGGTCATCACGTCCAACACGGTGCCGCTGGGCACGGTGATAATCCTCAACGCCGACGACTTCATGTCGGTCACCGGGGATGATCCCCGATTTGACGTGTCGGACCAGGCCACGCTGCACTTTGAGGATACGACGCCGTTGCAGATTGGCACCGCCGGCAGCCCGCCGACCGTTGCGGCGCCCGTCCGCAACCTGTTCCAAACCGACAGCCTCGCGCTGCGGATGATCCTGCCGATGAACTGGGCGATGCGCCGAACCGGCGTCGTCGCGTGGGTTTCGAGCGTCACTTGGTAGCACGACGGTACACATGGCGTATTCCGGCGCAGTGGTTGCTGCGCCGGATCGTCACCAAACAGGAGCACGCTGATGACGACCGAAGACCAGTACCGCGCCGACCAGAAAGTTCGCGCCGAGCTGACCGAGCAGACGCTGAAGGTGACATCGCAAAGCCAGCCGACGCCAACGCAGGAGGAAAACGACCTGCTCCGGCTCGGGCTGATGCACCCGGACGAAAAGGTAAACCCTGACAATCCGGAGATGCCGTCGCTGGCGGTCCAGCAGGCGATGGTCGAGAAAGCACAACCGGCCGCTAGTCATCAGCCAGTGCGTCCTGGCGGCGGCGCACCGGCTGCGGGCGCACCGACCAATCGCGACGTGCCGCACCTCCAGGGGAATGGCGCCGTTGGCGAGACGCTGACCTGCACCAAGGGGAACTGGAACGGCGAGCCGACGAGCTACGCTTACGCCTGGAAGAGCAACGCCGCAGCGGTCGGTGGCACCGGAGACACCTACACGGTCGCCGAGAGCGACGTCGGGCATAGCATCACCTGCGTCGTGACGGCGACCAATGCCGCCGGCTCGACGACCGCACCGCCGTCAAACGCTGTCGCGGTCAACGGAGCGAGTCGCGGGGCAGCCCGGCGGTAAAGCTCGGTGGCGCAATCGACTGCCCTAGAGCGGGTACGAAGCGCGGCGAGCCGTATCTTCCGGCCGCGCCTCAAGGAAGCCATCGGCGGCGGCTGGCGGCTGCCGCTCGGTGGCGGCTTTATCCCCGCCACTTGGCCGACGAACTGGTGGCAATCCGGCCATAACCCGCTGCCCTATGGCGGCTCGGCGGTGGTCTACGCCTGCCGCTCAGCCTATTCGCAAACGATCGCGATGTGCCCACCCGCGCATTGGCAGAGCGACGGCAAGGGCGGCCGCGAGCGGGTGAAGACCTCGGCGCTGTCGCGCGTCCTGCGGCGCCCTAACACCTATCAGTCGCCCTCGGACTTCTTTCTCTACTTGACCGATTGCCTCTACGGCGAGGGCGCGGCCTTCGGGCTGGCGCTACGCAATGCGCGTTTTGAGATCACCGAAATTCACCTGATGAACCCGCGGCACTGTTGGCCGCGCGTCGCACAGAACGGCGAGGTTTTTTATACGCTCGCCGGCAACCATGTCGTCGAGCGCTTATTCGCCGACAACCAGGTGTTCCTCGAAAGCGTCCCGGCGCGCGATGTCCTGCATGTGCGGCTGCCCGACCAGCGCTATCCGCTGCGCGGCATCCCGCCGCTCGAATCGGCACTGCTCGAACTCGGGGTCTCAAGTGCGATGATGGCGCAGGCGCTGGCCTACGCCAGCAACCAGGGACGGCCGAGCGGCGTCCTGCAAACCGACGCGAGCTTCCACGCCAACCCCGAGGCGGTGCGGCAGCTCCGCGCGAGCTGGAACGAGCAGACCCAAGGCATCAACGTCGGCGGCACGCCGATCCTGACGGACGGGCTGAAGTGGGCGCCGGCGGTGATGAACAGCCGCGACGCGCAGCTTGCCGAGGTACTGCAAATCTCCGACCAGCGTATCGCTACCGCGTACCGCGTACCGCTGCCCATGCTCAGCCTGATGAACAGTCAGGGGCCACAGGCGTCGACCGAGAGCCTGATGGCGCAATGGGTGTCGACCGGCCTCGGTTTCGCCGCCAATCACATCGAGGACGCGTTCGGGCGGCTCTTCGCGCTCGCCGGCTGGCCGGACGATTACCTCGAGCTCGATCTCGAAGCGCTGTTGCGGGCCAATTTCAAGGATAGGATCGCGGCATTGGCGCAGGGCGTGCAGGGCGGGATCTTCAGCCCCAACGAGGCCAGGGCAAAAGAAGATCTGCCGGCGATGGCGTTTGGCGACGAGCCGCGCGTCCAGCAGCAGGTCGTCCCGCTCAGCGCGTGGGCCAAGGCGCCGCCGGCGACACCCGCACCCAACGCGCCGGCCGCCGCGCCACCAGCGGACGCTCCCGCAGCCGACGATGGGAGTGGCGATGCCGTCGATCAATCCAAGGCCCTCACCGCCCGGTTCCGGCGACGCGCAGCAGCCCAATGACGACCACAATCTCGCCGCTTGAGGCGCTCGCCGACGAGCTCGGCGACTTCGCCGCGCGCATCGAGCGCGACCTGAAGCTGTCGGTCGGCACCATGCTCGCCGAGCTTCGGGAAGAGATGTCCGCACTGCGAGCCAGCCGGGCCGAAACCGAGTTGCGCCTCGATCGCGCCGTGGCGGCAAAACTCGCTGAGTTACAGGATGGGCCACAGGGGCCGCAGGGCGAGCGCGGGGAGCGGGGAGAAGCTGGGGAGGCTATCGAGGGGCCGCCAGGCGTTCAGGGCATTCCTGGGCCGCCTGGCGCGCCCGGCGAGGCCGGTGCCCGAGGGGAACCCGGTCCGATCGGCGAAACCGGACCCGCCGGCCCACCCGGAGAAGCCGGCCCGCCGGGGAAGTTTATCCCGCCGAAGGCGTGGGCGAAGGGCATCCACTACGAGTGCGCGCTGGTCACGCATGGCGGCTCGACTTGGTGCGCGGCTCGGGATACCGCCGAGGAACCGCCGCACGACGATTGGATCGTCGTCGCGGCCTGCGGCGAGGCTCCCTACGTCGGCGATGTTCTCGGACTTTTTGACCCGAAAGGTGCGTATCGGAAGTTCGACCTGGTCACGTTCAACGGCAGCGAGTGGCGGGCCAAGCGGGATAATCCCGGCCCGCTGCCGGGCGACGGCTGGCAATTGGCGGGGCAGGCCGGCAGCCGCGGCAAGTCCGGAGACCGCGGGGAACGCGGCGACCGCGGTCCGGCCGGTCCATCGATCATCGATTGGGCGATGAAGGGCTATCATGCGGTGCCGATCATGAGCGACGGTAGCCTCGGGCCAGCGCTCGATCTGCGCGAGGTGTTCGAGCTCTACCATGCCGAGCGCGTCTGATGCCGACCAACCCGCGCTACCAGCTCAGCCGCGTGATGGTGCCGGCGACGAGCCTCGCGCTGGTGACCCTCGATCAGGCCAAGGTCGCTCTCGGCATCGACTTGGCGGATACCTCGAAGGACGCCCTCGTCCAGCAATACATCGACCAGATATCGGCGGCGATCGACAGGTATTGCGGCCGCACCTTTGCCCGCCAGACCTACCGCGACCAGAACCGCTACGTCTGCAACTGGCTCAATCCCGGCGACCCGCTGCTGACCCGGCAATGGCCGATCCCGCTGGACGACGGCGGCTTGCCGGTGCTGACGGTGACCGAAGAAGGCACCGTCGTCGATCCCGCACAGTGGGAGGTCGACACCGAGGCGGGCTCGATCTATCGGCTCGACGCCTCGGCGATGATGTACTCGTGGACGAGCAACCTGATCGTGCTGGATTACGACGCCGGCTACGACGTGATCCCGGCGGACGTGCAGGGCGCGGCGCTGCAATACCTCTCGCAGCAATGGTTCACCGACATCCGCGACCCGACTTTGCGCAGCGAGACGATCCCCGATGTCATCAGCCAGACCTATGCGGACCCGTCGGCCGGCGGGTCAACCGCTGTCCCGCTTGGCGTGCGTGATTGGCTAACACCCTATCGCCGGTGGTTTGTATGAGCCCGCAGGAGATGATCGCCAGCCTCGACGCGGCGCTCGCCCGCTACGGCCAGATGGTGACGCTTCAGCGCACCGCGATCGATGCGTCGAGCGGCGCCATCACCATCAGCGAAGAGGTGACCTGTGCCGCCAAGGTCCGCCCGTTCGGGCCGCAGGATCTGGAGGCCGGCGAGGTGCAGGATATCCAGGTCGTTCTCAGCCCGACCGGGATCGGCGCTTTCGGCATTCCCAACCGCGACGACCGCATCCTGATCGGCAGCAATCCCAGCAACGCCGAGCAGATCGCGCCGCTCTACTACGGCGGGCAGCTCGTCCGCGTGAACCTGCTCTGTCGGGGATAACGCCCATGATTATCGAGATCCTCTTCGTCGTCTGCTTGTTCCTGTGGGCGCTCACGCTTCTCCCGTTCCCGCCGCTGGCGCCCTATGCCCGTGGGTCAGACTTCCTGGCTTTTGTCTCGGTCCTCCTGCTCGGCTTGTTCATTTTCCTGCCGGGGTTGCGGGGGTAAATGCCCGATCAGCGCGAGGCGATCCTGTCGCGGCTGGTGGCGGTGTGCGGCGAGGTCGAGGGCATCAATGCGGTCGGCCGCAACACGCTCGATGTCTCCGAGATGCTGCGCCCGGCAGTGATCGTGCTCGACGGCTCGGAACAGATCGTCACGGCAGCGCTGACGGATTACCGGGCGCCGACCGTAACGAAGCGGCAGATCATGCAGCTCGTGCCGCAGATCATCATCGCCCTGCGCGGCAACACCGGCGCCGAGGGCGGCACGCTGCTGACGCTCTACCGCAACCGGGTGCTGGCGGCGATCCTCAACGATGCGGCGCTGCAAGCCAGCGTCACCAGCAACGGCGGCATCCGTTACACCGGCTGCGTGGTGCCGCCACCGGACGCCGAGGGGCGGGAGTTCCGCATCGACCTCAACCTCACGTTCACCTACACCTTCGACTTGAGCGGGCTGCAATGATCGACTTCAAGATCAAGGTCGACGACACCCGCGTCCAACTGATGCTCGACCAATTCCCGAAGAAGCTGCAAGCCAACATCGCCGCTAGGCTCGACGTGCTCACCACCGAGCTGCAAGCCAAGGTGCGCGCCGCCGAGCCGCACCGCACCGGCCGGCTGCAAGCGGAGACCAAGCGCTTTGTCGACCAGCGCGAGAACTGGGTGCGCGGCCGGGTGCGCGTTCTCGGGCCTGGCGGGCGCGGCCACAACGTCGCCGCCGCTGCGCTCGAATACGGCGCGCATCGCAGCTTTCCGGTGAGGGGCTATCGCCGCGGCGGGGGGTCGGTCGTGGCTTATCGCCGGCACGCCAACATCGCTGAGCGGCGGTTCCTGCGCGGCGCGGCCGAGGGCATGCGCGCCAAGGTGCTTGCCGAATTGCAGCAGGCGATAGCCGACACGATCGCCGACGTCAAACCCACTCGCTGATAGGAGAACACAGATGTCGTCACCTGAGCCGCGCACCCCGACGCCCGGCACCTTCAACGTCTTCGGCGCCGACCAGATCCTCGCCAAGGTGAAGTTCACCGGCGCCAACGCGATTGGCCCGCTGATCGAAATGGAACTGACCAATGTAATGTTCAGA